CTTGTATATAAAGCCAGCTTAAAAGAGTTTCCTCCAGAAGCTTTAAAGTTATGTACTGCTTGCAAAAGTTCACTTTTGAAAGAAGTACACATTGCTTGCGTAATCGCCATTATAGTCTCCTAATAATTTCCGCAAGGTCCTTGTGGCCCTGCGCTTCTAATTGATTGCCTATCGTACACATGTGGTTTTTAATTGCCTCACGCATGTAATGAGCAATAATAACTTGACACGAATTTCTAAAGGCATGGGCTTGTGCTCTAATTGGATCCGGCGCTGTGTCGCTCACCGAAACCAATTTATTAGTGGCCATTTCAGCAACTTCTTCTACTGTATGGCCTCTACCATGTGTTGTCTTTACTCCAAGGTCTCCTATGGAGAGTGTAAATGAATCAGTTTCCATTAATATTTCTCTGGTTCTGGTGGACCAATGTCTTGTCTCCCTGAAAGGCCAGAAGGCTTCTCTTCCTCCATGACATCGGAAAACTTTCCAACAACCAGTTCACCTTTGTCTAAATATACTACAGGAGGGTTATCAAGTCTATGGTAGCCATAGAGCTTTTCCTTCAAAGGGGTGTTGGTGTCTAACAAAGAAGAGGAAGGCGCAATCGCGACATCTATTCCTTCTTCAATACATTTAGATAACCAAAATTCACAGCACGCTCGTCCCATTTCTCCAAAGTGCACGTTAGTTTTGTATGTAAAATCTGCGCCAAACATGTTGATAGAGCCCACTTCTTGATAAAGAGCAAACGCAATTGCATAAGCAATAGAATTATTAAAATAAGCACAGCCTGTTTTTTGAATGACTTCTTGCAAAGGGTATAAAACAATTCCAGGAACGCGGTTGTCTTCTACACAAGAATAAATTGGAACGTCTAGTTTTGGCAATGTTCTGCGCATTACTTGTGTTTGTGGTCCGGCATCAAAGGTATCAAAAAATCGAGTGGCCGGGTCCATAATAAACGCTCTGTCTGGGTTTACAACAGCGCACATTGAGCCTATTGCCCAAACTTCATCGTATTCTTGACTGTGGCTAATAGACAAATGATAGTCCAACTGACTCCTGCCCATGGCAACTATGGCAATCTTCTTGCCTTTAAGTTTGTTTTCTAGCATTTACTGCTGCTGTTGTTGCGGGTTGATAAAAACCCTTTGCCTGTCAAAGCGGTTTTCGTCTCTCGTAGCTCTTCCTTCCATTAAAGCAGTTGTTCTGGCAAGGTTTTCTTGGAAACGCTGTTCAAAAACATTGGTTTCATTAATGTCTTGCTTCATAAAAATACTGGCTTCTACCAAAGACCCATACAACAACAAGTCGGGAGCGTTATCTGAAATCCAGGTCGTGCCACTGTCTCCCGCCGCAGTTAATGACGCAGGTTGGTATAGGTAGTGTAGTTCAAACGTTAAATTAGCGTTCGGCGTTGGCGCTAAAATAAAGGTGTCGTCATCGAATTGTCCATAATACTTAGGTGCTCCGGTCGTTGACGCTGCTTGTGTGTAACTGCGCATAAAACTAGGGTGTTTCAACAACAAATAAGTGTATTTGCTGTCACTGTCCAACACAGCCAAGCTCAAAGGCGAAACAAAATCCGTAGGCGCGGATAGGTACTGGTTCCCTGATGAAGCGGTTCCTGTGACGTTTTTACGAAAAACATTAAGCTCAATTGTATTAAATATACGGTTTTCCGCTTGCTTAATAAATGTATCAAGCGTATTAGTAAAAGTCGTTTCAGAATTATCCATGTAATTCTGAATCGCTGTTTTCATTCCACTATAAGTAAAGCTCACGATGTTGGCCCTGCTGTTGCTGTAGATCCGCCACCGGTAATGTCTCCGGTTGTAGCGGTTCCTGTTGAAGTAAATTTATATTCGTTATCGTCCACAACTGTTATTGTATATCCATTTGAGCTTTCAAGCACGGTTGTTGTTATTCCATCAAACGCTTCGGTGCTACGAAAACGAACTGTGTCGCCCGTGGTCCTGTTGTGCTTAAACTCGGTCACATGAATTATAGCATTTTCTCCCGAAGCCGCTGTTCTAAACGGATTTAAAGGCAACAACGCCTGGGCTGGACCCACTGAAACAAAAGCTCCTCCGCCTCTTGCTCCACTTGTGCCTGTTCCAGCAACGGCTGAAAAAGTATAGGTGTCGTCGTTGACTTTTGTAATCGAATAAGCGTCTGGATCAATTAAAGTTCCACTGGTGAAGCCGTCAAAAGCCTCGGCTCCTCTAAAACGTACTTTGTCCCCGGTACTTCGACCATGGTCGTCTTCAAACACTTTAATAACCGCGCTCCCCGCTGTGGAAAGAAAAGGGTTATTGGTCAGTAAAGCGTCTGCTACTGGTTCTGTTCTAGCGGGACGTGGGTTGCGCAAAGCTTCCGCGTCCGCTGTAAAATGAGGTGGGTTTAATTGTGGGTGCTTAGGGCTCCACTGATCTGGGCCAACTAAAAATCCGTCCCAGGTCTTTTTCATGTCCCTTAAACGATAACGAAACCCAGATATATCGCAAATACCCCAAGCCTTTTTTCCGCTAGCAAAAGCCATTAGATAATTGTCCTAGACGGCAAAAAACGAGAGCTTACTGTGTCTATGTTTTCAGAGGCGGCTCGTGCCCATTCCTCGTCATAGATTTGTTTGAGCATTTGCACACGATCCGGAGTTCTTTTAATAGCTATATAATAAGCCAATCCCGCTGCCATAGCTGGGAGAAACTCAAACGTTATTTCCAGTGTATTAGTAAAAACGCCCGCGTCTTGTATGCGAGTTAAAGCATAGTAGCGAAAAACATCTGTGGAGTTTTCTGGTGCTGGGTATAAATACAGCTTCGGCGTTATGCTTTTTTCTACATAAAACTGCGTCGGCCTTGATTTCGTGCTCTTGTTTGGAAGATAGTGGTAATCACTGCGACTAATCCTGTCTACTTGATAATCGGTGGTTGTTCCCCCAGAAGTGCGACGAATAACAGCGGAGAGCACATTAACTAGATCCGTGTCAAGATCATAGCTGGTAGTGCCTTCTGTTAAAGACTCCGTTCTTTCAACAATAAGCCAGAGATTTAAGCCTCGGTTTGCCCATTCAGCAAACATAAGATTAAGGGACCGCCTAGCTGTTTCCAGATCGTAGCCGGTCCTTAATTCTAGTCCGCAACGTTCAAACGCTTCTTCGATCAACTCGTCGACGTTTAGATCGAACGTAGTTGTCCCTGACGTGGCCATTAGTTGTTAGGTGCTTCGTAATACTTATTGAACTCACACCAAACCGTGTATTCATTGCCTGCGTCTGATGTTGAGGGAATTACAAATAGAACATCTCCTGAGTAGCCTGACGCTTCCGTATTAACTAAGCCTCCAATGGAGCTAAAGTCAAACGTGTTGTCATAAGCCAGGGTCAAAAAAGTAACGTTCGTTGTTGCGTCCCAATCAAGCGATGCAGGTGCATCTGGAGCACCGCTACAGGTGTACCATATCTTATTTAAGGCCACATGCGTGCATGTTTCTTTGTTCGCTGACTGGTTCAAAGCTGAAACGTCAACTAAAGTGGTACTACTAGCACTTCCATCTGAATAAACAGAACAATATGTGACTAATTTCTTGTCATAATCATATTGAATAGTGGGTCCTGTGACTGTATTAGCCATAATCTACCCCCCTATTAAGCGTCAGCGAATGGAGTTACTAAAGTTCCTGAACCTAGTATGATTCCTTCTACTGCATACTTCGCAGAAGCTATTGCGGTACATCTTACGATGCTTCCTGCAAGTCCGCCCTTAGTGCTTCCGTTCATAGTAATAACATCATTACTTGCACCAGAAATAAAGGTTTTACCTGTTGCGTCAGTTACTCCTGTGTAAGTACCACCAACAAACTTGTCTGTGCCATCAGTTAAGATGTCCATATCTGTGGCTGCCGTAACAACAACAAACATGAATTGAGCCCCTAAATTATTGGTTTGATTTGGGTCGGTGTCTTCACCTGGAGCCGTTGTAACTATAGAAGGTAGTGTAAATTTACCGTCTGCGTCATTACAAAGAAGTATCTTTCCTGCGTGTGATGCCACCGTTATTGATGTATCAGCAGTGAGGCTTACAACAGCAGCGTTCCCTGCGGAAATAAAACCAGCGAGTGATCTGACTGGGCCTGAAAAGGTTGATTTAGCCATAATTTTCCTCCTTAGAAAAAAATAAGTCCTACCGTCTTGGCTTGTCTGCTAGGTCAGTCTGTAGGACAAGTTATCCCTAGATACAATAAACATACTACTTGGAAAACAGGAAAAAAGAAAGAAAAAAGGGAGCCGAAGCTCCCTTTTCTGTAATACTGAGTAAGAAAGTCTGTTTGTACTACAAACAGTGTATTACCTCTTCCATATTTAGCTTGTTGCTTACGCTCCGGGGCTGCCAAAGACTGCTCGGGGGTCAGACCACCCAAACGAATATCTTTCGCGTGCCTTGTATCGTACATTACCGGTATCGAAATCCGCTTCCATTGAAGTCTTGATTGGTGAACGGTTAAACATTTTAAATCCGTTCGGACAATCAGTCTTAATGAACCACGCATCTGTATCAGTAAGATAATGATTTACGGTATAGCCTTCAGGGACCATGCCCATGTTGCGTATAGCGTTAATATCATTATCAGAAGTAGCGACACGTCCCTGTGATTCCATTAAACGATCAGCGGTAAATTGAAGCTCTTTAGGAATAACTAACTTCATTCCTTGGAGAGCGACCTTTAGTCCGCGTTCATCTGTAAATGCTGCAATATCGATCAAAGCCTGTTCTAACGAAGTTTCGTTAAGGTCAGCCGAGGTAGAAAGCTCATTACGCAAATTAGCGCCGCCCACAGTTGGGTGGTCTGTTGCGCAAAGTTCTTTACCGTCGCCGCCTACATAACTTGAGTTAAAGGCTCTGTTTAATACAGAGGCAGATTTTACTTGCTTGGTGTTGCTCATACTTCTAGCAAGCGCACGAGTGTATCTTGCTGACAGTTTGTCATAAAGATTGTCCTCGATAGCTTCTTCAGTAATTGAAAACGCCAATGCAATCGTTTCATGGGTATACCGAGATGTGAAGGCTTCTTGTGCTTGATCGAATGCTACTCCGGCTCCTTCCGATTTAACAGGTGCTGTGTCGAAACCAGTAAGCATAACCTCTTCTTCAAAAGCTCTATCACTAGACTCCATGTCATAAATTTCTTCATGTTCTTGGTCATAGCGACTGTACTCTAGTCCAAAGAGAGCATTCAAGCCAGGTAGCAATTCTTTTACGAGTTGCGCTCTACTTATAGCCATTATTTATACTCCTTAAGTTCCAGCTACAGGTCCTCTATAAGCATGTTCGTTAATTTGTACTACCAAATTAGCGTTGTCTGCTGTGAGGTCCCCATTAATATCGTCTTGAACCACACCAATAATCTTAAGCTGTAAAGCTTGAGTGGTGTTTATTGTGCTTGAATCAAGCTCCCGAGTGCTTACGCCCGTTGTTGTACTACCGCCAATACCGTCTGTATCTGCATTTCTGCCTATACAAGTTGCTGCTGAGGCACCATCTGCTTGTACGACAAACAGTTGGTTAGGGTCGTCATAGATATATGCTTCTATTGCGCCACTTCCGAGTGCAGTTGTGCTGGCTGGGTAATAATTCTTAAAGGTCGGTGTGCCGTCAGTTGCAACATAGTAGCAATGCGAAAATACGCCAACTAGGTTAGCAGAACTAGCTGCTGCCCTGTTGATGTAACCACCTGCGAATATAACTAAGTCACCTTGAAAGATGCTTGTGCCATATCCAGAGGTAGAAATGTCGTATTTGTTTGCTTCTTGTACAGCCGAACCAACATTTAGACCTTTGTACGGACGAAGCCCGAAGGCTTTATCTACGTTTGCCATTTATTAAGTTCCTTAATAACGATGAATTATATTTACCGGTAAAAAATCAGTTTTTATCAACTGCTCTCTTACCGCCCAAAGTAACACGAGTTTGTCGGTTTGGTTTTGAAACCGACATAGAGGGATGTGTTCCGTCTCTGAAGTAATCGTTGTCGACTGCATCCATTTGACCTTCAGTTCTTTCGTCAAAGTGAGCTTGTCGTTCATGTACGGTTTCTTCAGGTATACGAGCCAATATCAGCCCTCCTACCCCAATACATCCTGCGTGTTTACCATCTTCAATGGTGGGAGCTTCAAAGTCTGGATATTCGTCTGCTCTCACAGGTTCATATCCTTCACGGAGTCTTGCTGACATGTTTTTTGTGTCAGATTGTCCGCGGACCTCTGTTCTTACCCATCTATGTCGATAGCCTTCAGGGGCTGGGGGTGCATCCAATGCGGATGGGGGAGACCAAGGTTTACGTCGAGATTGTTTTTCTCTAGTATCGGCCTCGCGTGAAGCTCGAGTTGTTTCTTTTACGTCTGTTGTGGTTTTAGCCATTTTTACTCCTTCACGTATTTTGCGTACTCTTCTAGTGGCACACCTAATTTTTTAGCAATAGCAACCTGTGACGGTGTGAGTCTCACAGTGTTTTTGCCGCGCCCTCTTTTTGGACTGCGTGTCGCAGAAGCCACCGTTTGGGCGGGACGGTTAATAGTTTCAAGAGAAGGTGTCTCTTCACCAAACTTATGTGGAAACTCTTCTCTCATTCTTTTATCTATCTCATCATAATACTCATCTTCTGTCCCGTCAAACCCTTCTTCCTCTGTTAGTTGGCGGTGATGAACAAAACTGGTCATGGTCATAGCGGCATCTTTGCCAAACCACTTGTTTTTTGATGCCCAAGCCTCTGCCTTTGGATCAGGGGGCTCGGGAGGTGTGGTTGGAGTTTGCGGCGGAGAAAACTTCTGTTCATTTTGTTGTTGTGCTTCAGCAGGGGTGCTCGCTTGGCTTTTTCTTCTGTCGTTCAGAGCCTTGAGGTTTTGTGCCTCCACGGCTAAACGCGCCAATTTTTGTTGGGCTTCTACTTGCTTATCTACTTCATCATTTTCAGTGGCCTGTCTTAGCTCCGACTTCGCTGCCGCTGTCTCCGTAGTAATTCTATTGGCGTATTCTATAATATAGTTTCCGTCAAGAGCGGTGTTCTTTGTTTTTAATGTTTGGTTTTCTTTTTTTACGTTTTCCGCGTAGTCCGTGGCCGCCTTTTCTCTGCGCTCGGCTTCTCTTAATTTAGCCGTGAGCTTATTGATTCGGGTCTTAACGTTCTTGCTGTAGTTTTCAAGCTCATCGGTCTGTTCTTGCTCTACCTCTTTAACAACTACTTCGGGGGCTTGTTCTTTTTCTTGAGCAGGCTCCTCTTGTTCGACCTCCGTGATTACGGCGCCTTCTTGGGGTAGTTCGACATCAACGGCAGGACCGGAAACGTCTAGGTCCACCATTTTTTCTTCGTCAGTTTTAGTCAGTTCTTGTGCTGGCATGATTTCTTCCTCATGTTAATAATTATGCAGAATTGCTTCTGGGTCGTTTACTTTCGCAATGATTTCGTCGTCGTTCAATATTTTGACTTCACCGCCTTCTATATCAAAGCGGGAACCAGCATATCGACCAAACAAAACCCAATCCCCGGCTTTACACCAAGGACCTGTTGGAAACTTATGTTCATCTTGATAAGCGAGCTCACCTGTTTTTAACACATAACCGAGGACCGTGGCTATTTGTTGACGCTCTACTGTTTTTTCTGTTAGGTGTATACCGCCCTCTGTTTGGCCTTGTCCACGATAAGGGAGAATGAGAATGCGCCAGCCGGTAGGATCTGGAAGTTGGTCTAATAGATCAGAAGACAGTTTTTCCGGATTAAGTTTTTCCTTATCCGTCTTCTTGCTACCAACTTTTTCGTAGGCTTTTTCTAAGGGAGACTTACTAGCCTCCTCCTGCGCCCATTTTTGTTCAAGGGCGGAAGTTGCGTCACTCACAGGTTTAATCTCCTTGTTTATCCAGTAACGTGTCTATCTCGGACTTCATATAAGCCAATGCTTCTGTCTGTCCGGTCAAATTGCGATAATGCTCCCAGTCTTTAACTTCGCCGCTAAGCATCATCTGTTGAACTCGTTTTTGTTTTTCTTCAACTATTTTCAATAGTTTATAAGCAAAATCTATGGTGTCAATGGTTTTGTCTCCTTATTAAGTATTAGTGGACTGTTTCCAAGCTTCCCAAGATGCTTTGTCTTCTGGGGAAGCCGCTCTGCCGTAGTTTAAAAAATCGTCCCAAGAAATGTTTGTTCCCGTTGGGTAAAGTCCTGCTTGCGCTTCTACAGGGAGAGCATAGTTATAGGTTAGAGGGTCTCCCAAAGGTAGTCCGCTTATTCCGCTCCCTGTGGCTGCTCCTGTGGTCGTTCCGCCACTAAAAGGTGTTGTCCCTCCAAACTGCTCTGGGCCCATAATATCATAAGGGTTTACTGACCCGTATGGGCTTGTGTAGTCAGTGTAAGGAGTGTAGCTTGTTGGAAGCGTGTAGTTAGGAGTGGGTGGAGGGGGTGTGTCTACAAGAGGTGTTTCTGGACTCGGTCTTCCGCCAGCCCCTTGCATGGCTGCGGCTATTGCAGAGCTAATTGATCCGCCTTCGCCTAAAGCAGCATCAAGAGCCGCTTGCACAGAAGCGTCCACTCCTTGCTGTCCTAAATACCCAGACTCTCCCAGCATTTGCTGGATTTGCTCTTGTGTCATATAGCCAGTGTCACCAAGCATTTGTTGTATTTGGTCCATGGTCATGCCTCCAGCCATAGCTGCATCAATCATCTGTTGAACGGCGTCTTCGGTTAGACCTTCATCGCCTGCGGTCATGCCTTGAATCGCTGCATCAATCATCTCCTGAACAGTGGCTGAGTCTATGGCTCCGCCTGTAGCCTCTGAGATCATTTGCTGGATTTGTTCTGGGGTTAAGCCGTCTTTGAGTCCTTGTTCAATCAGGGCTTGTATTTCTGTCTCAGTTAGTCCGCCCAAAGACTCAAGAGTGGCTTGTGCGTCGGCGATCATCTGTTGAACCGTCTCGGGAGTCATTCCTTCAACGGGGTTGTCCACCAAATACTGCGCAATCATGTCTTGAATCTCTTGTGGGGAAAGCCCGTCTTTCAAAGCTTGGTCAATCATTTGCTGGATTTCCTCTGTTCCCGGCAATGCTTGAGTGGCTTCACCAATCATCTGCTGTACTTGTTCTGGAGTAAGGGCGCCTCCCGTTGCATCCATAATCATTTGTTGAATTTCTTCGGGGCTAAGTCCACGAGCCATAGCGTCATCTATCATTTGCTTAATCATATCTTGTCCCACAAACTGTTCCGCCCGTTGTTCCCAGTCCTGTAGGCTCATATAATCTTCAAGGCCGAGACCTGCGAGTGCGTCGCTTATGGCTGACTGCATGTCCCCTGTTTGAGCATAGCCGCTTAAATCAGGGCCTTCTAAATTATATCCGGCAAGGGCTCCTGCAATGGCTTCGTCTAAATCACTTGTTTGGGCATAGCCGCTTAGATCGGGCTGTTCTCCTGCCATGGATTGAAAAAAAGGGGAACCGGAAATTTGCTCGAGAATAGGGGCTAAGTACTCTTCTTTTAATGTGCCGTCCGGATTTAAAAATGATTCCGCCCCCGCCGAAGCCTCGGGGGGAGGCCCTTTTGGGTCCCCAATTTTAGGGCCGCTATCGTCTTTGGCCGGATCATATAAAGGATCATCAAAAGGGTTTTCGTAAGAGATTGGCATTATTTTCCTTTGTTTTTAGCTTGCTCCATTTTTTCACGGGAAATCTGGGCTCTGAGGGCTGCGATGTCTTCTTGACTTCGCATCTTCTCTTCGTCGGTTTCTTCCCGTACTTCCATTTTTTCTCGCTCAAGAGCTAATTTATCTTCAGCGATACGTTTATCGTCTTCGTTCTCTTTAGATCTTATCATAAGCTCTTGTTGCTTCAAGGCTAAAACACTATCATCATCACCGGAAACGTCCATAGCCTCATTAATTCTAGGCATTATTTCTTCTAATAAGTCCGCTTCCACTTGCGCTTTTAGCTGCTCTCTTAAAGGGTTAGGCGGCATGGGTTGTGAGGTTCCTCCGCCGCCTTGTTGTAACATCATTTGCTGTTGCTGCATCATTTGTTGCTCTTGCATCAACTGTTGTTGTAGTTGTGGATCCTCTTGCGCCAGTTGTTGTAGTTGTTGTTCCGCGATCTCTTCCGCCTTAAGCGCAATGTGTTGAAAAATATCTGATAATAAAGACGTTGCCACCATAGGGTTCATTGTAGCCATAGGGTTTTCTAAAAACGTGATGTGTGATTCGATGTGCGCATCGTGGTCTTGTTCCGGAAACGCCTGTAAAGGTGCGCCCATTAAAGCGGCGGCATTTTCTAAAGCCGGGCTTGTGGGTTGTGGTGGAGGTGGATCAGGAACCAACAGAGCTTCAATGTTCTGTGAGCCAAGCGCCGTGTACATTCGACGATACGCTTCTTTAATGTTGTGTATATCTGGATTGCTCTGCACCAACTGTAGTTCTTGTTGCGCCAAAGAAATTCGTTGGGCAAAAGAGAAAAAGTTTGGATCAGAAACCGGAATAACATCAACACGATTATCAAAATCCGCTTGTTTTATCATTTGGTCGCCGCCGACTACTTGATAAGGGTATTCTGGTGGAAGAAACTCTGAGAAAACTCTGGCTAATATTCTAAACTCTGTTTTTTGTGCGTAATGCAGTCGTTTGTGAACCGCGGACATGACCTTGGTCCCCTGTTCCATGAGCGCTAATGTTGTTCCGACTGCCGCTTGGTCATTACCTTCGCCCACTTGCATGTCTGTGATGGCCGCGAACCGCTGACCGGCTTCCACACAAAAGCCCATTAATTGAAACAGAGTTCCGCTTGGCTCTTTATAAGGGAGAGGCATCAAAGAATCTTTTAGCGCTCCGCCTGGTGCGTCTACGTCTCTAAATTCTCCGGGTTCTAAAGGTGTCTCGTCGTCTCTTATTCTTATGCCCCGAGCTTTAAAGCCTGCGGGGAGGTTGGACAGGGTTCCTGCGTCTATGAGTTGTCTGAGGGCCGCTGTTGCGGTTCGAGAGAGTCCTCCGATCATGTGGATTAAACCAAAGCCGTAGAAACCCAGTCCTGGGAGAAACTTGTAGTGTACAAAATAAGCGATCTTTCTTTTTTGCGGAGCGTTTTCGTAATAGTTGCGTCGAATGGACAAAACCTGACTTGAGGTTCTATCAATAGTTACAATGAAAGGTAGGTGCAAACCATTAGGGTCTTCAAACCCCGGCATCTCCATTGAAACGTGAAACTCCAGTAGTTCATACATCATGTCGTTGCCCGAACCGCTAATGCCCTCGATCTCTTCGACCTTATCTTGCGTTACTGTCTGGGTGCTGGTGTAGGTTGGGGTAATTTCTATGTCTCGATAAAATCCGGACAACTGTTGGCTACGAATCTCATTGTAGTTCATTTTTACAATGTGTGTAATTCTTGAACAGGTTTCCAAATCACTGGCCGCATACGGCACCACTAAATCTTCAACCGGAACAAATTTGCTAACGGCTCTTTGTAGAGAAGGATCGTAATAGACTTTTTTGAAAGCAGAACCGGCAAGGGGCAAATAGAACAACAGTTGGTCCATTTCCGGCGTGTATTCTTCCATGACCGTTGTAATCTGGTAATTCATAAACTCGCGCACACGATCAGCTTGCGCTTCCACTTCAGGGGTAGCTGCTCCAACAATGTCCGTTTTTACCGGACCTTGTGCGGGCAACAGTTCTTTGAACGCTTGCGCTTGAAATTGAGTAACGGCTTCTGCCAATAATGGGTGGGTAACTCCACTTGCGCCCGGGAAGGGTCGATCGCGGTCTTCGTACTTAAAGCCAAGAAGATCCAGTCCTTTGACATAGGCGTCTTCCCACTCGTCCCGACTCATGCGGTCTTCTTCAAAATCACCGAGCAATTGCGCGGCTATTGCACCGAGTTCCGACTCGTCCATGTAATCAGCTAGGTTGGCGTCAAAAGGGATCATTGCCTCTACGCCTAATTCGTCCGGCATAAAATCAAGGACCGCGCTGCCGTCTCGGGCAAAATTAACTTCTACGTCCCCGTCTTCAGGGATAGGGGCGTCAATTTCAACCTCTTGTCCCGCTTCAATGTCCAGGTCAATTAAGTCGGTAACTCTGTCAATATTGGTGGGTTTTTTAATTTCGTCTATAGCCATCTTACATCCATTGTTTCAGTGCATAGTTTACACTACTTTGCACTTCTTCTGCATCAGGACTTTTCGCTTCTCCTGAAACCGTTATACCGGTAGCTGCACCGGCCGCGGTTAGTTTTCGTATTTCGTAATCAGTTTGGGCTATTTCTCGCATTAATTTATCAAGATTGGTTTTACTCATTGTTGTGCCTTCTTGTCTAAGAAGATTTTTTAAATCGTACATTCTGGTTTCTAAATCATAAAGCTTGTCTGCCCGGGCTTCCATCTCATAAATTTCATCTCCCCAAGGTTTTTCTACTTCGTCTATGGTTTTTGCTTTGGCTTTCGGTAAATCCATTTCCATTTGTACCGGCGTGTCAGAAAAACCTGTTTCCGTTTGTGCTTTCATAACCGCTTGATCGGTCTCGTCCACGTTTTTGCCGATGTTTTTAAGCGCATCGCGGACCGCTCTATATCCTTTGGGAGCATTTTGAATAACCACCTTTGCCAAAAAAGCAAGGTCTACACCTACTGTGGTCCAAAAAGATACATCTTCTGCAATTTTTGATCGTTCGTTTCTTTCATAACCAAAAGTCTTAAGAAACTCCTCTATTGATTCGTCGTAGGTTTCCGCTTCAAGGGGGTTGATTCTGGCTCTTGCTCTCTTTTTGGTCTTCTTTTTAGCCTCTTCGTCGTCGCCTTGTTGTCCTAATAGTCCCTCGGAACGCAATTTTAAGCGCTGAAGCTCCTCATACTTTTGCTTGTCCAGCCTCTTTTCTTGCGCCAACAAGGAATCCAGTGCTTGGTGCCCGTATGTTTCTGCCGCTAACCATGGCACACCGGCAAAAAGATCGACAATACCTAGTCCACGCGCAACTCCCGCTGCGCCGCCGCCATATATGTCTTTCTGCGCATCGAGATATGCGTCTGCTTCTTCCTGGGTTGTAAAAACCGGAGGCCCTAACATGGTGCCTCCTATCTAGTATACGCCAGTGAAATTGGTGCCTCTTTCAGCGGATCCGCCGCCTCTGGACTTACCTTTTCCAGCGCCGGGCTGTGGTCCTTTGCTGGTTTTCATTTTCTTGGTTTTTGCGTAAGGAACAAAGCCTTGACTGATTTTAGGTGCTTTCGCCATTTTCTCTCTCCTGATTAAAAATCTCTGTCGTATAGGGGGCCGCTCATTATGCCACCGCCTGTTTTTTTAACTATGCCGCCTGTCTTTTTCTTTTTAAGACGCGCGATCTCGGCCTCGATCGCGTCCATTTCTGGGCCAGTTTTTTCAAGGATTTTTTCGCCTTTGGCGTAGCTCTCCGGATCAGAATAAACTTGCCGCATCATGCGGGAAGCCGTGGCAGCTTCCGCTTCGATTTCCTTTCTCCTCCGCCCTGCCGCTTCTAGCTCCGAAAAATCTCCTGGTTGTCTTGGGTTGGGGTCCCATTGAATTTGCCCAGAAGGGTCCATGGTTCCCTCAACAGGGAGATCAACTGGGGTGTATTTGCCTTCTTTGGCCACGTTGCCATGGGTTGCATCAAACCTAATATCACTAGGGTTTTTGTCCTGTACGCCCATATCCCCGCCTAAATCTTCGTCCCAAAAATCAGTGTCGTCAGCGGTGCCGGATGTCTTTTTGTGTTTTATCTGTGCTTTGGGCAGTGTGTTAACGTGTGCTTTTATGCCTCGCAAATTGTGTGCCAAAATTTCCGGTGTTGCTATTGCTTCGTTGTATTGCAGGTTTCCCAACGCGTCCACCAGTACATCCAGCCTTCCTTCGGGGTCCACGCCATTATCGTTGAAAGGGTTACTTAGGTCGTTAATGCTTTTTCTTTCTTCCAATAGTTCCACCAAGTCTTCGTCTATTAGCTCGTCTAAAAGAGAATACATTTCGTCTTGAGGGTTCTTGGCGCCTTTTAGTCTTTCTGCACGCACCGCGAAGTCGTCCAACACCGTATCAATTTTTCTGTTGAACATGTTTGTCAAAACATCGTCGTCCAAATATTTTCCGGCTTTGAACAAGTCGTCCAGTTCCGGGTATTTGCCGAGCGCATAAAAAAGGCGGTCTTCGAGTTGGTGCATTGCGTCGCGCCCAAACATTTCGTAAAGCATCTCGTATTGCCCTTTTTCCTTTTCGGTTAGTTTGCTGTAGTCTTTCTGGCGCCGCTTTATCAATACATCGTACATAGCGTCGTTGTCATAGCGTCCGCGTTTCAGTAGTGTTTTTAGTGCTGCAGTTGACATCAGTAATATTCCTTTCTTGGTGGTTTATAATCGCTATCCATTAGCTCATCTGATTCTAACGCAATAAAGCCGCCTTGTCGATAACGCATTAACGCTTGTGTGGTCGAATCCACCAAGTCGTCGTGGTCGCCAAAGGGAAACGCGGCACATTCTTCAATCACCTCATCAGCCCACCGCTTGTCCGGGGCCCAGACCATTCCGGCCTCCAAAAGTGGGGAAACGGTGTTGACTCGGGCAATTTTATCCTGTCCTTTGTTCGGCGAATAATTGAGCACCGGTATCCCGGTTTGCCGCAATTCGTGCGTGAGCGGCAGTCCGCTGGCCTTGGCTTCAATAATGACAATATCCGGTTCCCAATACTCGTATTGTTCAAAGGCTTCGTTTTTAAGTTCCGGAAAATTCCACCGCCCTTTGCGAGCATCGAGCAACAATAAGTTCGGTTCGCCGCCCTCTTCGGGGTAGAACACGCACCAGGTGGTAATGGCTGAGAAATCCGCTGTTTCTTTCTTACTAAACGCGGTGTCGTAACTTTGTATGACAAACTGCATATTGGGCACCCGATCCTCTTCCCAAATCCTCCACCACTCGCGTTTTAGGATTGCGCCTTCATCGGAGGTGGGGTTTTGCATCCACTGGGCTTCCCATTTGGACACCGGTAGGGAGGCTTTTACCCCCTCCAATTCGGGCAAAGTCCAGTATTCGGGCCATAAGGCGTCGTTACTGGGCATAATGGCTGGAAATTCCACCACTTCCCATTGATCGGCGTGCTCTTCCGCCTGTTTACTGAGCAGTCTTCCGGTTAAATCT